GACCTTGGCTGAAGCACCTGATAAAAGCTCGGCAGAGTACTGATCGCCAGCGGCCTTGTCGGAAGTATTGGTGCCGTCGCTCATGGTGACGCGGATGATGATGCTGCCACCGGAGGATGGCGTAATGCTCCCCAGCTTGATGGTGATGGCAGCATAAAGGTCTTTGTTGCTGCTGTTGTCATACGTAACAACCGCAGACTCCGAGCCGTTCGCTAGACTGTCAAGAACAGTGGACGCGATATTGCTAGAGATTGCGCGCGGAGTGTCCCATTTTGCGACCGCCATGATCAGTACCCCGCTAGTGTCGGCATCAAACCAGATACGGCATTGGTGAGATGCTCGTCAGTGGTCTGGGTTATGGGATCCGAAAGCGCCTGGATTTGATACCAAGTTAAACACCAGGAATATTCCTTCTGGGTGTCGGCATTGTAATCACTTTTTATTTTAGTAGCCCATGCCATCCGTTCGGTATGGTGCTCGGTCTGCGCCGATTCTGAAATGATGGCGTTTGCCGTCACATCGCGCGCAGCACGAAATCTTCCAAGAAGGGCTGGCGCGCCCATCATCATGTCGTTGTGCTGTGAAAGAGTAAGTGCCATGTCTCATCCTCTCACTTGATCGCCCGGCCGTCGAGGTTGAAAGAGTTGGCCGGCAGACGGAGCACGAATTGCACTGCATCGGTAGCCGGGATGCAGTCCATCCAGAACACTTCGCCGTCCGCAGTGATGTCGACCGCGGTGCCGCCGGACGTGGTGGAGAGCTTGAACGCGTCGGCAGTCAGGCCAGACGAAATGACGTAGTACACAGTCCCGACCGTCAGGCCGGTCGGGATCGACTCGTTCGCAACCTGGAAAACGACAACCCGGTTCCCTGCCGAAAGCGTGTGCCCCTTCGACAAGAACAGATCATCCGACGCGGCAACAGTGGCCACCCCGGACTTGCTGCTACCAATAGGAGCCTTGTCCAGGATGTTGCCAGAGGTCAGCGCATCGTGAGCCGACACGAAGTTGACGATGGTGCCGGCCGGAACGTCGAACTCCAACTGGCTAGGGACCAATTGTTTCTGACGTGAGGCAGCGGTGGAAGGAGTGGTGGCTTTTCGCGCATAGGCAGGTGACCCGCCCGTGACTTCGGTAGAGTAGTCGGAGAAAAGCCCGATGTGGGTGACTCCAACGTTGTTTAGGGCGTTGTGGACGCCAGTGTCCGTCAGTGGCATGTATTGTCCTTTAGTAATACACTATTTCGGCGGAATCAATCCGTCCGTTAGTGCCTCGGTTAAAAATGATTTGTTTGACTTTAACGATAGGACCCGGTGGTCCTTGCTGTCCATCGCGCCCATCTCGGCCTTGTGGTCCTGATGGTCCAATCGGACCGATAGGACCTGGTTGGCCAGGTTCGCCCTGTGGACCAGGCGGACCCTGGACACCGGCTTCTCCCTTGATGCCCTGCGGACCTTGGAAGAAATCGACAACCATCGACCCGGCACGGACAACCCTCGGCGTATCAGCCACGGCCTGGACGGTTTGCGCTGCCGCTTGTGCTGTGCGTGCCGCATCTTCAGACGCTGCTACGGCAGCCATCACCAGCGATGCAACGTCTTGGTTCTGTTTAGCCATTGCTGACCCCCCATCCGATTACCCTGCCGGCGCTATCGCGAAGGATGCGGCTGGCCATGGCTTCCTCTCCATCGTCTTCTTCGTCTTCGTCTTCCTCGGTGTCTTCTTCATCTTTCTGCGCAGGCGCTGTCTTCGGAGCCGCTTCCGGTTGCGTGATTCCAAGCTCCTTCAACTTGGCAATCTCGCGGGCGCGTTGCTCGACCTGTTCTTCCCAATCAAGCCCGCGTTGGGCATATTCCTCTGCCAGTGTGGTTGTGTTGCTCTCCAGCCTGGTTGCCTGCGCGTTCGCTTCCTTTTGCGGATCAACATGCTGCCAACCATCCCACATCCACTGATGCGACCAGTTGCTGTCAACTCTGCGCATCTCCTGCGGCAACAATCCCTCGGTCAGAATAGCTTCACGCTTCCAGGCATTGAACACAGAGCGAAGAACAAGCCGCTCTATTCTGCTACGGTCGATGCGGACCTTGCTACGGTAAAGCTGCCAGTCGAGACGTCCGCTTGCATAATTGCTGTCAGAACTGTTGCCTGCTGCAATTATATAAGGAACTTCCATCGCCCGGCCGATCTCGGCAATGATCAATTTCTGAACTTCGGCAAAGGTGGCGTTGGGATGCTTCGCTTCCATCTGCTCAGGCTTCCACCCGGCAGGTAGCGTCATCATCATGTTGCGGTCAACGGTGACAGAATCGAATGGATTTGTCTGATACGTTTCGCCATCCGGTGGGTTGTCTGTATAAAGCAACATTGAAAAATTCGCGGCAGCTTCGGCGGACATCAGGCTAGCCAGCGTCCACCGGCGCAGGATGGCAAACAGCGGAAGGGCAGGCGTCAGTTCCGGTATGCCCCTCCGCTGGCCTGGGCGGTCAGATCTGAATAGATGACAAACCAAGTCTGCGCGGTATTTCTCTGACTCCAACGCGGTCGGCAATCCGCTACCTGGATGATTCTTCAGGATTTCGTACAGGATTGGATTGCCGGCTTGGTCAAAGGTAATGCCGTCAACTTGGTTTTCGCTTAGGCCCCATGGTGAGAGCGATGCGCATTGCTCGGCCTCGATCAATCGCAGATCTAGCTTCACCGGGAAGTCAAGGCCCTGGTTGGTTATCTGTAGCGCAAACCCCTCGCCGTCGGTGACCACGGAGGATCGCATGGTGCGGAGCTTTTCTGCAAGGTTGACAGAGTCAGCCCACTCTTGCCACAGACCTTCCACCGTGGTTGCGACCCGTCGCGACGTGCGATCAGTACCCGACAACATGCGCAGGCGCGGACCGGTGCCGATGCAATCGCTGGCGATCGTGCAGGTCATGCCGTTGGCGTAGCAGTTGTTTTTGCGCTCGTATCGCGCACGGTTGCGCAGGGTGCGACGAACGCCAGACGATGCGGCAGCGTCGGCAGAAAGCGCATCTGCAGCAGCCCAGTGCCGGCGGTTCTCTTCGGCGGTTTCGGCAGCGTCGAAGCCAGCGTTTATCTGACGGCGCGGTGATGTTGCAAATTGACTGCGCGCTACGCCAGCCGATTGGATAGGCTGACCATTCGGCCCAAGCAGGGTTCCGCGTGCCATTACGGTCTGCCACCAGGCGGGACGATCTTCGACAACTTGAACCCGGTGCCAGCAGCCTGAGATCGAAGCCCTCTGATATATTTGTCGGCAGCGATCTGGTCTTGCAGAGAGTGCTTTTCAAACGAGCCAAAATCGCCGGTCGCTTTCTTCGCGCCCTGGGCGTCAGCCTCGATCTGATCGGCTATGTCGTCGGTAGCCATGACCTCCAGCATAGCATGCCGGCGGTCGTGTCTAGTGGGTCAAACGTTCATACGTGTGAACGAATTATGCCCCGCGTCTGCTCTTTGCTCTGTCTCTCAACTCGGCAAGAGACAATGCGGCTCGCAACTCGGCATGACCTGTTTGATGTATTTGGCGTGGCGCGAGGGCCGGCTTGCGGGATGGGTCTACTGGAGCTCCGGCCTTGATCTGGATTCCCTGGATGGATGCCGCCACCGCTGCGCCCACCAGACCATCCCACCAGTGATTATCACGGCCCGGCCTCAGTTTCCATTCGTCCAGTTCTCTCCCTCGTCCTGTGGTGCGGACCCTGTACTCAGCGGCGCAGTGATCAGCAAAGCAGCGGTGCCGCTCTGGTTTTTCTCCCCAAAGTGTGATGCCGGACACGCCTTCCTTGGCCTTGAGTCTTGCGCAAATTATCGTCTTCCATCGGTTCGTATCATACAACGCCATCCGCGATCCGTGTTTGCTTGGGGTGATTCTCCACCCTGGTCCTGCCTTCTCTCCTTGCTCCTTTCGCCAAGCGTCCATGTCCTTGGTCGCGGCACCGATGTATCGGCCATGGCTTGGCAATAGAATGCCCTTCCATTCGCTGCTCTTGCAGAATCCGTACACCGCTGGCGTTGATTCCTGCCAGTTCGCGTCTATCAAGCAACGCTCAAGCGGAAGCGTGTTGCCGTCTGGTTTGTTGTATTTTCGATTCGTCAATATCTCCAATAGTCCGTGGAGACCAGACGCAATCTGCGCCTCGATTGTCGCTCCCGGGAATGATTGCGCCAAGGTGTTGCGCATGTCGCGGTTTGTGAAGTATGCAAGCTGTTGATCTGGGAATGTGCCATAGTCGATGACCTGACCACGGAAGTCCTGGCCCCATGCGCAGACTACATACCAGAGTCCCTTCTGTTGCACGTCAATGAACGCGGTGACGCATTCGGCCCAGGTCGGCAATTCGGTCCGATGCATTCCATTGGTGCGTCTAACAACCTGGTCGGCAATCAAAGCCTCGGTATCTCCTGCGGTTTCTGCCATTGGTTCGTTCTGATACTCGGCCTGGAACGCTGCCTCGCCTTTGACAATGCGAAGATCCATGGCGTGCTGCAATGCTGACACGTCTCCCGGAAGCTTTCGTTCGCTCCAATAAACCGACCCGCCTTCGTCCATCTCTGTCTGATGCTCACGGTAGAACGCTCGCGCACCATCTTTGCCTTTGTCCTGCGCCAGATCATTGCGCAGAATCTCGGCATATTTGTCCCATAGATCGATTCGCTTTGGCATGCTGGTGATCATGCTTGAGCGTTGCCCTTGCCATTCCGGATGCTTTTTCCGGTCCAGTAGCATGTCGGCAAGATCTCCGCGCTGGATCACGGTGACGGTAGCAAGGCATGACGTGACCTTGCCTGGTCCTGCCGTTCCGCTGATCGTGCCGTTGATCGTCTCCATCCGGTGTTCGGTCATGCTGCTGGACCTGGCAGTCTTGTCGGTCTGCGGATCGTCCAGCAGGATCAGATCTGGTCTGACCATCTCACCGTCAGGCATCACGGCGAGAGCGCCACGGATCGCGCCATCCATTCCTGCTGATCTGATTACCGATCCGCCACCGGCAGCGGTCACGGGAAGGCGTACTTCTTCCTTGGTCCAAAGCAGATGGGTCAACTCTCCACCCTCGAAAGTCTGGCCCTCGGCCCGGCGAGCGATCCCTCGCAGATCGTGAATTGGTCCGACTGCATCGCTAAAGTCTTCCTCAAGTAACGGGTTGCATTCCAACTCAGAACGCAAACGGCTCATCATCCGCGTCGCTTCTTTTCCAGTTGCGGAAATGATGAACGGAAAGCGCCGGTGCGCATACAGGATTGCCCATAATCCTGTCACTTCGCAAAGCGTGGTCTTGCCAGATCCGCGTGGAAGGGCCACCGCGAATTGGCCACCGCGAAGAACTGCCTCTTGCAAGCGGTCGATCATTGACAGATGCGATGGAGAGAACGCGAGCGGGAAGCGAGCTGGAAAGTAATCGACAGCGAACGAACGAAGATCAAATTGGCATCGGTCGCGTCTGGCTTGGTCAACCGGTGGGTGAGGGCGAGGGATCTCGCGGGCAGCCATACGGCTGACCGACTTGCTTGCATTTGTCTCCTTCGACCATTCAGCATACCGTTGCGCACGGTGTAGCGCCCGCTTTTCAAGATCGGTCAGCTTGTCTTGGTTGCCTGCTGCGATCTTCTCCTTAGCTTGCTGGAAGGTTATCTTTTCGGCTACGGATAGGGCTTTCATTCAAGCGCACCAGTTCCAGGTTCGACGTTGTTTTGTTTAGCGAACTTTGTCCAGCGGCGGCGGATCACATCGCAGTACCGTGGGGCTATCTCCATGGCGCGGCAGATGCGTCCGGTTTTTGCGGCAGCGATGATGGTGGTGCCAGACCCGCCGAATGGTTCAAAAACAACTCCGCTCCATAGCTGCAAAATCTTTTCCGGAAGTTCCACTGGAAATACCGCCGGATGATTTAAGTTTCCCCTGAATCGCTGTGCGCGTATTATGCTATCTGGTATTTTTGTATCAGACGTTACCCATTTTGCACTTTTACCGCTTCCGCTGTTTTTCATCGATGTTCCGCTATTATTTTCTTTGCCTGCCGTCTTGCATGGGATAATCTTTGCTGGCTGGTGTGGTTTTTTTGTAAAATGGAAAATAAACTCATGGCACGGTGCCAGCCGCCCCTGCCAATGTCCTGGTAGTCCATCGCATTGATCCCAGACGTACCATCCGAACAAAGGTAGCCCAATCTCCTTCATTTTTTCAAGCCATGAATTCCAGTATATCTTGCACTCTTTATCCTCGTGAATCATCCCTAGATTCACGAGGATCTGAGCGTTTTCATCAATAGGAATAGACGAAAAAACATTGGCCATTAAATGATCCCAATTGCTAATCGATTCTTTGCTATCGGATGTGTATTCTCTTTGTTTGTAATACGGAGGGGATGTAAAAACTATCCCGGCCTTTTCTCCGCGCATTAGCCTATTTAAATCATCACTGCTCGTAGAATCACCGCACATCAGCCGATGCGGCCCAAGTTCGTACACCTCTCCACTCTTTGAGATGGGATCTCCTGGTTGTTCTTCCGGCACCTCGTCCGGGTCTCCTTCTTCCATCGTCTCCGGTTTCTTCTCGGCAATCTCGTCAAAGTCGCAGAACGAAAGATCCAAGTCTATCTCGCCAAGCTCAAGTCCGAGAAGTTCAGTGTCCCAATCGGTGAACTCGCCGACCCGGTTGTCGGCCAGGCGGTAGGCTTTGACCTGCTCAGGCGTCAACCCGGTCGCTACGTGAACCGGAACCTCGGTCATCCCCAGCTTCCGGGCAGCGAGTAGGCGGGTGTGGCCGACGATGATGGTTCCGGATTCGTCCACCACGATGGGCTGGCGAAATCCGAATTCGCGGATCGACCCGGCCACTGCGGATACGGCCTTGTCGTCAATTTTGCGCGGGTTGCGAGCGTATGGGATTGGGCGGTCTACTGGCCATGTTTCTACCTGCATGGTTTTTCCTTTTTTTGGGTGGTCTGGTGTGGTGACATGTTATTAGGGTGGTCAAAATGGTGCAGGGTAGG